CTCTTGCCTTTGCCCCTCAGTAAATACAATCGTACTAAGTGCTGCTAATTGAGCAGGTGTCATCTTGGCACCGCCAGCCATAAGACCAATGCTAGTAGGTACTGATTGAGCTATAGCTGAGCCAAGTAATTCAAACCCATCTTTGTAGTTTCCTTTTTGAAAATTACCTACAACGCTAGGGTCCTCATATCTATCCGCTATAAACTTGGATACTTCACCGCTTAATATTTTTTTGTCTTCCTGTACGTAATCCAATAAAGGATTTGTAATCCCCCAAGATTTTTTTATTCCTTCTGCAGTTACACCAATATCCCACCCTGTCTTTTCTGCAACATAGTTTTGTGGTATAGCAAGTAGGTTAATTGCTGTCTCAGGTATGGACGCAATTCCTTCATTAAAGTAAGCAGCACCTAATCCAAGATTGGTAAATAGATTTTCTACATATCCTTGACCACCCCCTTTTGCAGGTTGCTTACGCTCTCCTTTAGTAGCATCTATGTCGACCATGGCTTGAGTAGTAGCCTTGTCAGCCTGCTCTTTCGTTGGATACATACCAAGCATAGAGCGAGGGTCTATATATCCCTCTTCGTCTACTCTCTTGGCCTCAGGTTGATTTATCTTTGATACTAACTTGCCAAAACGTAATGCCTCTGGGTCAGCTGATTCGGACAAAGCCAAAGAACCAGCTTCCGAAGGTGATTCCGTAGTATCTTCTTTTTTTTTTAATATAGTAGACTCTTGAGTAGTGGCCCCAACTAAATTTTTAAAGTCATCTATACCCTTCTTGTAGCCACTTGATTGTACGTAAGAATACATATCATTCATTACATCACCATCAGAGTGTAATAGCCCAATAAACTCTTGTCGGCTTTTTTTGTACCCCTTAGATACAGCTCTGTTGTATAAGTCGTCTATTACCTGCTCGTCCATTTTGATTATTTATCTCCGTAATTTACTGTTCCTGATGAGCCACTACCCCCAGCTGACTTAGTTATATTATTTAATTTAGCCCAAGCTTCAGCTTCTCCTTTTGCAGTACCTGCTGCATCTTTACCTACGTCTGTATTAAATGTCCTTGTCTTTCCATTAGGAGCTGTAACTTTAACTCTATTACCCGTATCAAATTCACTAGGGGTCAAATCCTCTACAATAAAATCAGGACCGAATGCTTCTTGAAAAGCTGCTGCAGCTTCAGTAGACTCCTGAGTGAAAGCATCGGTAGGTATAACAAATTTAGCTGATGATGGCGGAGGTGTTGATGTAATAGCAGTTACATTGGTAGTTAAATTAGATGGTTTATTTCCAATTGTTTCATAAGCAGATTTTAGAGCAGCATCTTCATTTTCTACTCCAAATGCACTTATTATACCACTAGCTAATTTTTTAGGGTCACCTTTTAAATCAAATATAGACTCCCCCGTACCATCCATATTTCGAACTATAATTTTACCATTCTCCCTTATTACTTGCCTTCCTGCAAATTGACCTGTGTATCTAGCAGAATTCCCAACATCTTCATCTGTCAAACCTGCAATAAGTGTACCTAAGTTCTCACCAAAGTTTTTAGCTTGTTTTATTTTATCTCCTCTATCACCAATGTGCTCAGGAGCATATTGTTTCTGTTCCTTCTGAATCGGAACAATCTCTCTCTTAGCATCTAGTTTGCCTAAGATTGTTTTCTCTACATATTCTCTGGCCTCCTGCTCTTGCTCTTTGTAATGAGGGCCATCCATATCCAAAACAGGTAATCCAGTTTTAGGGTCTAGCTTTTTTAATAACTTAGTCTTGTCCTTAGCCGCTTCTTCTTTGTCCCAAGTATATGACTCAGCGCTATACTTACCAGTATTCTCAGTCAAAACAGACGATATGTTATATATGTTTGAGAAATATTTGTTTACAGTCTGCGTGACAGCATCTTTCATTTTACCTACTGGAGCTGCAAGTTCAGGATATAATAGATTACCATCTTTATCCTTCTTTGCATACTCCCCTGCTATTGCTCCGTATCCTATTAGTTTTGTGATTGAGCCAGCTCCCGTTGTACTTGCGGCATCGTATATGAAATCAGTGTCAATTGCCAAGGACTCTACATCTTTATTTACTACTTCATCTAGTTTAAAGCTTGGTACCTTTTGAAGCAACTGACCCTTTAGAACATTGACAGGTGAGGTTTTCTTTATTACTCTTACCTCTTTTCCATCAACCATTTTTGTCTCATATATGGACATATTAATGTTCGCTCCATAAGGGTCTATGTCTATTTTTGCATTAGCAAAATCAGTATAAGCTTCAACATCAGCCATGTTTGAAATATTCAGGGCCTGTATATCTCCTTTTAAAAATGAGTCTATTGTTACACTCCTCTCTGCTTGAAGTATTTTTTGTAAATCAAATACAGTGTCAGTGCCTGTTTTATAATTCTCTCTTCTTAACGTGTAATCTCTCTCGTTCATTGTACCACTTTTAAGTAATTTGTAGTCAATTAACTGCTGAGCCATCATGTCATGAGCAAAGTTATTTACAGTGGCATTGCCATCCTGCCAAGTTCCCTGAGGAGCATTAACAAGTGCGTTGGTGTCTTGTCGATAAGCCTCTTCATACGCTGCTTTTTTTTCTTCACGTAACCTTATTTCTTCAGTAAGCATATCAGATATGCCCTTGCCAACCTCAGCCCAGTTTACCTGACTATCAGCACTACGTTCTGCGTATTTATAGTATGTTGCCATTATTTAATAATACTATTTTAGTTAGAGCCTCTTGAGCCAAGACTTTTAATGTACTCCGGATTAGAGAATAACATATCTCGTTTTTCTGGAGTAAGCGATTTTAAGAATTGATTGTATTCAAAGTTATTCATACCGCTTACCTTTTCTAAATTCATTAATTCTTGTTGAGTAAAATCTCCAAATTTAAGGTCGCCTCCTGAATACTTTCCAACCATTTGCCCAATTGCCGATTTTTCCGCACCCCTATCTCTTGCAAACAAAGGAACAGCATCGGCTAACTGACTTCCCATACTAGTTAATCCCTCAAACCCTTGTTTCTGGGCTTGAGCTTGTAACTCTTGCGCATTAGCAGCCGCAAGCTGAGCACCTGCTACTTCTTCCAAGTCTAGTTGAACACCAATGTCACGGAGCCTTGAATCCTCTTGTGCGCTTAGTCTTTCAAGAGCTTGCATCTCCTCGCCCATTGCTGTCCTAATACCAGCCTGCCCTTCGTTCTGTGCCATCTGGACACGACCTGCTGTAGCGGCAGCTCCTCGCTCACTTTCAACCCCTGCCTGAATAGCCTGAGCTCCTTGAGAAAGCATTGCTTCTCTTTGTAATTCAAAAGGCTCTTTATTAATTGACAACTTATCGTATACGTTTACCTGAAGTTTTTTGCGTGCCTCCTGCATAGCTTCATCAGCATCCTTTTCTGCTTGTTGCATAGCCTTCTTTTGCTTACCTGCATTAATAAACGACATTGTTGTTGTTGCCGCTGTTGCGGCCACGCCAACGCCTGCACCGATTGTTGCTGCTGTTATTGCTGTTCCAGCAATTGCTGCTGATGTTATTACTGCCATATTATAAGACCTTTATCATTTCACTTGTGTATGAGTCTCCTTTGATATAGCCAAGACCCACATAAGTATTTATTAAACTTTCATTTTTAATTAGTGCGTATACGTACTTACACCCAACTAATGCACAGATTTCAGTCAATTTAAACACCAATAATTCTATGGCGTCTTTCCTTAGTTCTTTGTTGGTATAATACCTATTTGATATTATCCAGTCTACCCATCCAACCTTAGAGTTAGTAAGGTACATAAATCCTGCACAAATAGGGACATCACCGTCATAAACTATGATGCCACCTTTACCATTGTCAGGAAGGAAGTCCCTTTGAGGAGGAATCCATTTCCAGTCCTTCCACCACCCTACAAGAATGTCTTCGTAATCTGCTTCGCTTAACTCTCGTATTGTTAGTGCCATGCTATAACAAAGATATTAATTTTAAGGGAAACTTTTCATTACGTCAGACTCGATAGTGAATAGCTCAATCTTTTCTGTCTCAGTATTCTCTAAGTCAAATACGCAGTAATGTCCTAGCACACCATGAGACTCAGCAATTGAGTTTTTAATGTAAAGAAAATACGCATCCTGCACAGCAATAGGAGTGGTCCCAGATATCGTTGTATTGATAGTTATTTGGTTCACTCCATTTGGTAGGTCAACTGTAATTGCCGTCACCTGTCCTCCAAGTAATGGGTCTCCTGTAAAGTTAGGGGCCAGTAGGAAATAAAATAAGTCTCCAATACTTATGATGCTACCAATAGAAATGGTTAATGGAAACTTGATAACATTACCACCAACAACTTGTGAGCTTCTTCCTATGCCATTTACACTTCTTAGATTTAGCTGACCAACGGTATCGTTTCTAACAAAAGCAAAGAAAGTCCCCTCCTTTTTCTCAAAAAAATTGGCGCTAATAAATCCTGATACTTGTATGTCAGTTTGTAAAGTTACTGCCCAAGGAGAGTCTCCCTTTAGTGCTATGGTTTTAAATAACTTATTCTCTAGCGGTGATACATTGAATACGCTTTGTAATGTAGATGTAGACTGAGTACCATAGAAGTTATTTCTGGTCTCATTCACATTGTGTCTATACAAGTCTCCACCTTTGAAAGTGTAGAAATAATTATTCATTCCTATCATCCAATCAGGATAATAAGAATAGAAGGACACCCATCCGGGTGTCGCTTCGCTGTATGTTAGTGTGTAATTTGCCATAGTTTAACAAGGTCCTCCCCATGTTGATGTATCTCCTAATATTCCTACCTGTAAAGTTTCTCCACTAGCAGGAGCAGAAACAGTTTTATACCACGTATTGTTTCCGTTCAAAAGAATAGTAAGCCCTGCGTTTGTATAAAGTGATTTGCCTTGAGTTACTACTGCATTGAATAAGTCGGTAGCAGTGCCAGTAATGTAAACCGTTAAAGGAGTTCCTGTTCCTGCACAAGCAGCTACAGAACTTCCCCATCCGTAAGTATTAGGGCTTGTAGTCACATCAAAATATACTATGAATTGACTATACAAGCAATCACCAAAAGCAATGATAACCCCGTTGGCATCTACTTGAAACCACTCATTGGTACCTGCATCATTAGTCTGATAGTAGCCTACACCAAGTTTAAACTGCCCATTAACATCACTAAAAACCAAGTCATACAAACCTAAAGTACCGCCTGCTCCATTAACGTGAGCCACGTAGTACGTTTGATTTATAGTAGCTGAACAAGCCGTTGAGCTATCAACATTAACTGTGCTTGATGAGAATGACGTAAGTGCAGCAGGACAAGCTACTGACATAGTAAATGCTGTACCTGAGCATGGTCCTATAAACGTAAGATTTAAAGTAGATGGAGACGCTGCAGTTTTTGGTATTACCATAATGCAATTCCCCGGACCTGATGCAGTAAGTTCAAGTTGACCTGCAGCTATAGATACGCTCTCTGTAGTCCCTAGCGGAGCAAATATTGTCCCATTATATTGGAACTCATCAAGCGTATAAGGAGAGCCTGCTACTAACCCACTGCTACAACCAGCAGATGATGACCCAATATAAGTAGGTAATCCTGCCGTGCCTTGAAGCCACCCAAATGAAGGTGAAGAAAGGCCATTATAAGTAACGCTATCAAATAAAGCAATAACTCCATCTGGAATACCAAAAGGATTAAACTCAATAATTACAGCTCCAGTTGAGCTGCCAAGATTTACATTTAAATAGTATACGCCTTCATTCCCACTAAGACTTATTGCTTCTCCACAAGCTACTGAACAAGAAGTACAGGTTTGCTGAGGAAGAAGTACACATGACACTTGTTCTCTGACTATTACACCGTCCGAGTAGAAACCATTGGCGGCACATACCGTTAAAGCTGCGTTTGTAAACACAGCCGTAGCCGAACCTAGTGATGGACCATTTAAATAATATGTTGAACTTGTAGCCATTATATTTTATTTTTTATTTTAAACTACTGGACATCCACAGCAAGCATCTAGTGTAGTTGTACTAGAATAACACAATGTCAAAGGCACAGAATCTCTAAAATCCCAAATAAGATATAGGTAATCATCTAAAGCAGGGACAGTAAAATTCGCAAAGTTATTAATTCCACCTCCTTGGTTTGGTGTCGCTATAGTAGACAGTCCTAGCAAAGTAGATATGTTTGCAGATGTGTTGGTGTACAATGTATTTGACATCAAATATCTAAACTTGTCTGTAGCAGGATTGAATACAAACGTGTCTGTAGACAACTTGTTAGTAATAATACTCAGTGTACTTCCTGCAGGAGGGAAAGCTCCGGGACCCACAGCTCCTGTCAAAGAGCTATATCTTGACACCAATGGATTATCGTTAGAAGATAAGAACGTAGTACCAACAGACTGCAATGGAGAAGTATAAGTTCCATTAACATATCTGTACTGCGTCTGAATAGTCTCTCCTGATTGGAAGTCATTTGTCACAACCACTTGGACAATTGTCAAGTTAGTAGTAATTGTACATTCAGCCAGTACTGAAAGAACTATATCTCCAGTATAATCTATTGTTATTGTAGCTGTTTCAACAGAAATATTATCTTTAGTAAATGTCAGCGTTCCACTAGTGGTCTCAACTCCGGTGGCATAAGTGGTTCCATCGTAGACCACAGTAATTTCAAATGATGCACCAGCACTAATTGTTTCAACTGTGTAATTAATATCAGAGGTTCCAATAACAGCACCTAAATCTACGCAGTATTCAAAGCTATTTGATACAGATGGTAATGTGCTAAGAGTAAAAGTTTGTGATACCCCACAAGCCAAGCACTGAGGATTTGATGGAAGGTCTATATCGTTTGTAGATAACACGTACTCGTTCATGTATGGGTCAAACCCACCTAGCTTCTGAGTAGCGTATGACCTATTAAACTCGTCTCTAAACCATGTTCTCATTCCTAGTTCAGAGATAACTGCAAGCTGGTCATTGCTAGATGAGTCTCCTACAAGCTGAATTACAGCACCTCTCTTTATGTCAGTAAAGAATCTATTGAATCCCCACTGCACATAGCTCTCAGGATTAAAGCTAATTCCATATCTTTCAGTTCTTGCAATCTGAGTTCCTAATATTTCAGGTACAGAAGATATTACACCACCACCTGTAGAGTCTGAAATCAAGTTCTTACTTGCAAGGACGTATGAAATCTTATCTTCTTGAAGCACTAACACATCAGTATTCCTACCATCCATTACGTAGATGTCTCCGAATGATGGCTCCAATACTTTATAGTTAAGCAAGCCAAGGTTAAACTCGTTGAGCTTGTTTACGTTTGACTCTGCGCTATAGACACCACTATAGGTAATATCTGCAAATCTATCTGCGGCTTTGTAGTCCTGAGCAGAAACACTAGTCACTCTGTTGCCAAAGTTAAAGAAGTTGCCAACCAATGAGTCTCTAATCTTATAACTCTCAGCACCGTTTCCAAATGCAAAGCAGTTAAAGAACTTAGTGTCAACTATTGCAGGAGTACCCGTAGCAATGTTTTGGTTCTGAATATTTCCTTGATGGTTTCCATTCACAATAGCGAATGACATCTCGTTCTCAAAGAATACATCAGGCAAAGACTCAGATGGTTCGGTTTCAAAGATTATAACTTTATCAGAACGGAATACAGTAATGTTTACCGATACGTTTGAATCTCTTGCTCTAGGTTTCAGCCCAAAACTACAAGCCTCGGTTCCTGTCACCATTAACTGAAGCTCATTAGTGACAGCGTCTCTATAGAACTGATAGTAGTTTGTGCAAAGAGCTGTAGTAATAGTTGGCGAAGCTGAAATTCCCGGAATAAAATCATTTTGAATAGGGCAACCAGCGCCCCCCACAATTTTTATTCCATCATTTAAATACTGTTCAATGTTTTCGCCTACAAACCAATCATACATATTGTTGTATACGTTTGGAGATATGAAGGTTTGTTCAAAAGTATTTCTTCTTTCCTCACATTTATTTCCCTCTCCTCCTCTGAATTGTTTTATTGACATTACAATTCTACTTCCTGCAGGAACATTGTAGTCTATAAATTCCCAAGTGGATAAATAGCTAGGATTATCAACATCATCCCCCGGTATATTCATAGGGTAGAATAGAATAGGATAGTCTCCTCCTTGCTTCTCCTTTATTGTTATAGTTCCCGGAGCAATAACTGCATTCTCATCTTGAATAACATTAAAGCTGTTCGGATTAATCTTAGCATATACTCCAGCAGGAACAGATACAAAAATCGTAGAGTCATTTTCACTCGGTATCTCAAGAAAACCTTCAGCCTGAGAAGACTTCTCAAGAACAGTGGCATAAACACAACTTGTAGTAGGTCCTTCTGAGTCTGCCTTCACAATAAATCTATCACCAACCTCTACCTTTCTAGAGTTCTCTCCTTCCAATAAGAAGTAAGCATTATTACTATTTGGGTCTTCAAAGAATATGTTGCAATAAATCACCTCATAATTCTCTTGGTCAGGCTTGATGACAAACTTGTATCTAGTAGCCCAAGCAGGAGGAGCCTGTTGAGAAGGTATTGTGACTTGAATAGAGTTCTTGAAAGAAGACAATCCACAAGCTACATGCTCAGTATTGTTTGGACTAACTAAAGCTGTTGATGCCCTGTTAAAATCATCCATATAGACAATACCAATCTCGTAGTCTCTATTACTATGAAGGCTTTGAGTATTTGCTATTTCTTGGAAAGATGCGTTAGCAAATGTGATGCTATAGTATTCGTATACTGTCTGAGTTGGAGTTGCAATATTGTTAACATATTTCATTGCCGGAATCTGAAGGCCAATCTCACTGCTAGCAGGAGATGTTAATATCCCAATAGCTTGACCAGCCGCACTAATTCCACTAGCTGTTTTAAACAACCCACTCAAAGTGTTTGGTAAATCACAGTTGAATTGGTCTGTAAGTGTAACTCCATCGCAAAAGGTTGCAAGAGGCTGAATATTCCCATCGGTCCCTATGGCCTCCTGAAACTCTGCACTAGACCCCAAATCATAGACCGAAGTAAAATCTCTAGGTAAAAAGAAAACAAAATTTAATCTTATGTTTTCTGTAGTTTCAGTTGGAAATGGAGAGTCTCCAGTGAATTGGGCGTGGTCTATAGTCAAATCCAAACTTATTGCTGAACCTGCAATCAATACTTTATCCACTAAATCAATATTGACTATTGAGTCAGGAATATTTTCAGCTCCATCAATAGAGTAATTCCCTGCCTCAACGCTAGTGTCTGTATCTGTTAAGCCAATATCCTCAGATACTAATGACGTAAAGTACTCAAACATTATTGGCACACCGTTTTGGTCTACTAAGTCATATCCCTCCACGTAGTTGCCATACATCAATCTGTTGCCCATAATAGTCTGAGCCTTTGCAAATCTAGGCACATTATCGTACAGCCTCAATAGCTCTGACTCAGAAAGAATGGTAAAGATTTTACTGTTTGTAAATGTGTATGGCTCTAAGACATTGTCAACCAATCCTAAGTTTTGTTTATCAAGCTTCTCAATTACTTTAATAATATTCCCATCAGACCTCTTAAACAATAAGTCAATTCCAGTAACTAAAGAGCTTCCTGTATTATAAGTGATGACTGCTGAATTGCATAGATTAGTCATGCCCTCATTCAAATAACTGTCAACACTAAAACTAAAATTCTTAGGTATGAATGCAGGCTGAGACCATTGAGAAGTAGCACTATACTCTCCATCAATGTATCTGTATCTATAAGCGAAGCAAATGAATCGTGTCTCTAAGAAATTCTCTTGACCATTGTTTACTATTGGTTGAACTGCAGGTGCCTCTAAAGGTGGCTTCTTTATTACCAGCAAAGACTCAGCACTAACTTGGTCTATGTTAGCAACTGGATTAGGATAGTTTCTTTGAACATTTATTGTCCTTGGAGCATTGTAGTCGTCCGTAAAGAACAGCAGTTTATTATCCAAAATATCTACCCCTGTAATAAGGTAGCTTGGATTAAAATTCAAAATGGTATTGACACCACCCCCATCATTAATAGAGATGACATGGTATGTCAAAATATTTGTGCTGACATTAAAAGAAACAATTAGGTCTAGCTTACCTGTGGCCCCAACTGGAAAGTTAGAATCATGTACAAACCAATAAATGGTTTCGGTAACACTATTCTCAATAGCCCCTATACATCTTGCAGAATTACTAAGAGGAGTCCCGTCAATATAAGTTAGAGAAGTCAATGGTAAATTCCCCTTTGTATTCTCAATAACACCAATCTCAGATTCTTCTGTAGAACCCATTCTGATGTTCATAGCATCAATGTATTCTCCATCAGGAATGACTCTTTCGTCATAGACTTTATTCATCCTTCCCGTTACGAAGTTTCTGGTAATCTTTGCCATATTATTTAATAATCTTGTCTAGACCTCTCATGTTCATCAATAGTCTTCCGGGATGGATATTGCTGATTCTTATCTTAGCATTTCTCAATAACGCAGTCCTTTCTTTACGAGCACGGGTAACAATATATTCCTGAACCCCCAACTTGCTACTTAAAATCTCACACTGAATGTAAGCATAAATGTACTTTTCAAATAACTTATTAACGGTAATCTTAGAATTATCTCCTTGCTCCATACCGTCTGACACATACTCAACAATGCAAGACTCTCCTGCCATTGGAGAATCAAAATTAATTACTCCTGCTTTCCTGTCAATATTAAAGGTAGGATTAAAGTTTGCCGTCTCCGTGTTAAGACCATAAGCCGCACCAATGTTTCCCTCAAAGTACCACATTCCATCGTAGTTAAACCCTTCATTGCCATCAAACTGATTCGCTTGATTCAAATAAATGCTCTTCTTAATTTTGCTTAATCTATCAAAATCAATATTAGAGTATTGAGGGCTCAAAGCATTTCCATCCTCGTCAAATAAAATACGACCTGTATTGTCTTGAAGATATGCTCTAGATGATAACGTCTGAATATTCTCAGTCAATGGCCTTAACCATCCATCCTTATACATAGAAACCCTAACCCAGTTGACATAGTCAGATGGTAATATAAATATCAAGTTGTCTGGAACGGTAAGCTGAAGAACTTTTATTTCTTTGAATGCATCGTAGTTAAGCTCTTGAACAGCTCTCTTTGCATGAAACAATATCTTATACCGCTCCTCATTGTTTACCAATGAGTGATTGCCTGAGTACATCAACAAGAAGTTGTTGACAACGTCCTGAAGACTGATATATTGATACGAGCCCCAATTGGCATCCTCAGGTGCCGCTCCTTCGTTCTCGTAGTATTGGTATTGTGATAAGTATGCCATGTGTTATTTTTTATGGATTCTGCTCCTGTTGTTCTTTAGCCATACTGAATTGAGTAACCTCTGACTCTCTAATTGAAACTCCACAGTATTGAAGTATTCTTGAAATCAACTTATACTCATCCTCAAGTGGCAACTCAAAGTCCTGATAGTCACCTTGTGATTGGTCAAATACAGGCTCTCCATTTGTCAAAGTAATATATGTCCATTTTGGTGGCTCAGGGAATCTGAAGTAAGTACACTCAACTTGTCCTTTGTTTTGAATAGAAGAAGGATACAATGTAATTACTTCTCCTTGCAACGTATAAGCAGGAAATTGAATTGTTGGGGCTGTAAGATTAGAATTATTTAAAAGTGCAATCTTTCCAACATTAACTTTTTCAGCTTGAACAATTGTAGCTGAAGAAATTATAGTGTATGAATTAGCAGACGCCAAGAATATGTTCGATTCTAATTGTATGGTGGTATTGCTGGATACTAAAACTACAGTGCTAACCAATCCTGTCGTAAGGTTGGTGACAACATCTCCCGGTACTATACCCTTTGATAAGAATGCTCCTGCACTGTTGACTAAGTTACCTGCAGACACAGACGTGTTAGTTCCTGTCGCAAGAATAACTGGCTTGCACTGTACGTCTAATATGTAGTAAGGGTAATATCCTGTAGTAGTAGGAGTTGGTGATGAGAACTTGTTGGCTGTAATCTTAGTAAGATAATCTGTTCTTAGAAAACCCTCCATTGTTTCTGACATAGGTTGCTCCAAATCAGCGTAGTCGGTGCCTGCCATTCTAGAGTTTTCAGTATTTATTACCTTATTATAGGCATCAAAATATCCTTCAAATATTTCCATTTGCGCATTTAGAGCAAACAAATTAAAATCTGAAGGGGAGATGTAGCCGTAGTTGTTCTTGTTCAAAACGGATAGTACCGTATTTCTAACAGAGTTTATCATTTTTTCGCCTTTTCACAAATATAAACAAAAAAAAGGAGGCATTACAACGCCCCCTTCTCCTCCAATCAATCAATCATTTTAAGCTAAAATTGCTTCTAACATTTTCAATGAATCAATCCCTTCATCACTTTGCAAGAATCCTCCTGCTATTTCGTAAGGGTCTTCCCCGTAAGGAATAGACATCATCTTCTTTTTGTTAGTCGAGGTGTTAAACCAAATCTCTTTGTCCCCGTTTCTCAAAACCAATAACTTGTTCTCAAAAAACATTCTAATCTTTGCCTGATACTTTAGTTCAGGGTCATTTAATATATTTAGGAACTCTCTAGGGTCAGTCTTAGCAAACACTAAGATATCACGTCTCAATTCAGCAGTAGACACCATTGATGGGTCCTTGCCAAACATTACTCTAGTTAGAGTTTCAATCTGGTCAATAGTTAATTGACGAGCTTCTATTAACGCTTCTACTTCTAGGTTCAAGTCCTCAACCTCTTCAGCTGCTTCCTTTTCCTTATCTACTTCATTAAATATAATACCACTCAATGGGTGATAGTGAAGGAATTGCTGCAGTACAGGGTTTTGTTTTGGAACTCTTAAAAACCCGTCTTCAAAAATAATAGGTTCAATAATTGCATTTCCATCTTGCTCGTCTTCAAAAGGAGACTTTTGATTAATGGAATATCTGAGAGCACGATTAACATTGTTCTTCTCATCAAACCACATTAGAGGAAATCTAGGGTGATTTCTTGAAGCCAATGTATAAGACAGTGGACTTCCTATTTTTAGTTTGTAGACCTTGTCTACAGGAATATTCTTTGCCATTTTTTAATTAATTTAATTTGATTTAAAATTTAAAAAAAGAGAGTGTCCCTAAAGACACCCCCCCCCTTTATTTATTATCAACCAAATCTGAACAACACGAAGTTGTTTGCACCAAGGGTACATACACAACGCTCAGATAGGAAGTTAACCTCCATTGCATCAAGGTCGCTAGTAGCGGCACCACCGGCAGAACCAGTAATCCAAGTCTTGTAACGTCTGTCTTCAGCTTCAGAAGCTCTGTAACGAACGTGCAAGAATGGACGCTTAGCGTTCTTACCCATGATTTGGTCATACACTGAAGTAGAACCTGCAGGAACCAACAAACCAGTGATGGTACCTGTTGCAGTAGCAGCAGCAGAAGCTAAACCACCACGCATAGTTGGGTCGTTCAAGTACTTCCAGTCAGACTTGTAGAAGTCATAACCTCTACGGAATCCAGTGAATCCAAGGTTCAACGCCATGTCAACATCATTGTCAAATAGACCATAAGATGCAGCACCTGCAGCACTACCTCCATTGTATCCATTCAAGGTAGCCAACATATTGTCGATGTCGAAGCTAAGACCACGGTTAACAAATACTACGTTCTCTTCGATAGCACCTTGCTTGTCAAGACGAGAAACGATAGTATCCCAATCAGGTAGAGTAGTTGGAGTTCCACCACCCCATACGTTACCTCTTGCGTTTACAACGTAGAAGATACCTTCAGAACCCATCATTCCAGCAACTTTAGCACCTGAAGCGGTAGCAGCAGGAACAGCTTCAATCATTGCAGTCTCAAGATAATCTTCGAAACGAAGACGAGTCTCGTGCTCAGATTTCAAATACCAAAGATATCCAGTTGCTCCGTTCTCAGTAGTAACTTCAATCCAACCGATTTGAGCCATGTCAGAACCGTTAACCGCATACTTATCTTTGATGATAATAGGGTTGTTAGAATAGATGTCATCCTCAGATTCCAAAGAACCAACCATTCCATTAGTACCTTTCTTAAACTCAGAACCGTAAATGAATACAGTACAAGCAGTAGATACAGCAAAAGCTTGACCTGCAGCCTCATAGTAAGCTACTGTGAAAGTAGTTGCAGAAGGAACAGCAGTAACGATTGCCTTGTTGAACACTCCTGAAGAGTTGTTCTGAATCATTAAAGTTTGTCCAACACGGATTGCGATATAAGTAACACCTGAGTCAGCAACTGTAAAGGTAGCTGTATTAGAAGCAGCAGCAGCAGCTGAAGTACAAGAGGTATACTTAATGTGTAGACGACCTTGTTCTGCCCACTTAATCTGGTCAGAGTTAGAAGGCATCTCAGCTCCAACCATTCTTAGGAAGGAAGCGATGGTTCTATTACCATAACGCTCAAATTCTTTCTCGTAGGTATCAGGTAGATACTGGTTCAAGAAATCGAAGTTAGTAATGTAGTTTGTTTGCAACGCCACTTGCTCAGCACTCGGCTGTAGAGCGAAGGTGGGGTTGTTTAATAATGCACTTGCCATTGTTTTTTAGTTTTTAGTTTTTACATTTTTTTTGCGCTGCGAATTCTCAGATTTCTTCCTGAGTCAGGGTTTATCGCTTTCACCTGCATTCCTCCTGTAAACTTGCCAACCTCGGGAGCTCTACGCTCCGTCATATTAATGTTCTTAATTTTACGAGTAACATCGTCAGTAGCATCTGACAATCCTTGCTCATAAAAGAACTTGGCAAACTTTTCAGGGTTCATAGCCATGGCTAGTGACCTATGGTATCCCGATGCGTCTTTGACCATTCCGCTTTCGTCTAAGAATTTGTTTATAAAATTCTGTGGACTAGACTGAACATTCTTTAACTCATTGGCCTCTCCCGGTGAAAACATGATTTTCTTATCGTTGATGTTGAACTCAAATCCCTTGAAATCTTTACTAAAGACCTCATCTGTTTTTTGGTCAAACCATCTACGCTTTCTATTAGTCTCCTCCTCTATAGTCTTCGCCTCTTTAACATATTGCTTATAGCTTTCGTAAATTTCTTTTTCTTCATTAGGAACAAATGCCGAACTTGACTCAAGTGGCACACTATATTTTTCCTTCTGACCGTTAAAGTATTTCTTGGCCTCAGCAATAATTTTTTTTCTAGCAATCTTAACTTTCTTAACGGTAGACTCATCATCCAAATCTTCATCAAATGAATAGTCATCCATTAAAGCCTCAATATCCTCACTATCTAATCCTTCTTGAGTAGATGTAAGGTAGTCTTTAAGGAGCTGCTCTGGGTTCATTGAATCAAAGTCCTTCTTCAATTGCAAGAAATCCTCAAAGCCTCTGCCTGTTTCTTTTTTATATTTTAAATAAGCAGCTACATCATCTGGAAGTGGCTCGGCGTTGGTACGCTCAGAAACCAAATCATCAAGAGAATTTATCTGCTTGTTATATCTTTTACCAAGGTATGAAAGAACGTCCTCATCTTTTAAATCAACCCCAGCAGGAACTGCTTCATTAGGGATGTTTTGACCAGATTCAAAGTTGCCGTCACTACTTTCTAGTGACTGCTCATGCTTTTCAATCAACTCATTCTCTACCTCTCTTACCCCCTTGGGCTCGATAACGTCTAGTGACCTTACTTTGATTTCCATTTTATTAGATTTTATTTTTACAAACTTAATTAATTATTTTAACATTTTATCGAGGTTCAAATTCTGCCAAATCAAAGCCATCCAAACTATCCTCGTTTGATTCAAAACTCAAAGGAGGAAGATTGTTCTTTCTTTGATTAATTAATTTTGATTGCTCTGTGTTCTGCTGACTAATTCTTTTTCCCTTGGCATCCTCCTTCATCTTGTCCCGCTGATTGAAGTCCTGAATCTCCATGTTTCTTATCTGAAGAGTATAGTTAAACTCTTCTCTCATTAACTGGGATTTAAGCATAGCCTCATTCTTGCCCTTCTCAATATCAAATGCCACCTCAGCTTGTTTGATTTGCATTTTTGCCTGCGTCTCCATTTCTATGGTCTTCATAGCTGTTTCTGCTGCTAACTGCTGGGACTGCAGTTGTTGCTGAGCAATCATGGCCTGCTTTTGCATAGCCATCTTTTCTTCACGCTCCTGCAGTTTAATACGTTTCATCTTCAATAGCTGATTAGCAAGCTTGATATTTCTAATCTCTCTAATATCAATTGCGTCCTCAAGGTTAATATCTCCCTTGGATAAAGCCATTTGAATATTGGCCTCAAGTTGAGCCTTCTGCTCTTCATCAGGAGATACCTCAATAAAGATACCGAAGTCATAAATATAAAGGTCCTTGATGTCATTTAGAATAGACACATTGTATTTGCCTATTTGATTGGCAAACTCTTCTGCAAAATCAGAGTACTCCAATATGTCAGCTACTCTATAGGTTAGGGCTTCAGACAATGAACGGAACACATATAATGACGCATCAAGAATGTGTCGTGTAGCTGTGTTCGAGTTAAGAGCCGCCAACTTCTGTAGACCAACTAGAGAATTCGGGTCAGGCATGGAGCCATCTCTTGCCTCATTAAGTCCTGTTACAGACCTAATCATGTCAATGTAGTGGTTCATGTTGGTAATCAACATCTGCGTTTTAGCAGAACCTGAATTGGATGTGAGCTGCTGAATAGGAACTCGTGCATTGTTAAACTCACCGTCTTGAGTGTAGCTACGACCAATAACACTACCGGTCTGGAAGTATAGCCTCAATGCATCCTCAGGATTATAGGCATTGCCTGTTCCTAAGTCAATCTCATTAAGACCATCGGCATCAATGAACACACCATCTGGTACTGTACGTGCAATAACCTGCTGAAGTTTTAAGTGGGTAATTTGAATCAAGTCAGCAAAAGGAATCATCCTTCTACACAATGACTCAATGGCTCCCTTATACATACGAGGAGCGCAGGCTACATAGTTTGGTAATGCGTGTTGTGATGCTGAAGTTGGACGAACCATGTTCTCAGACAGCCTCCATTGCAACAACATATTAGTACCCATTACCATGATACCTTCGTACCATACATCAATAGTTTTTTCAATCTTCTCAAAGCTACCCTCCTCCATCATTTCCATAGGAGGATTAAAGGTGTCATCCTTCTCAATTACTCTAGAGCCTCCACCTTCAAGATTCTTTTTCTTATAGACAATCTTTTTGGTGGTCTTGTAATTGAAATACAATAATGTGCAGGTGTCTCTGTAGAACATACTGTTCTCATAAAACTGAGCGACATTGTAGTAGTCATACCAAGATTGACTGTACTGAGTTATTTGTTGTAAGTCTTCGTTCGTGAGCGATTGGTCAATCTTCAATAGCTCACCAATAGGAAGAGTCTTTATTTCTCCCCAATAAAAACAATCCTTAAAGAATGGGTCTTCGGTATAACTGTAAACTACATTAGCTGGGTCTACATAAGAGACCTTTACTCCTTCACCTTGCAGGAACTCATGCTTAGCTAAACCAATGCCAATTGTTGCAATGTCGTAGTTTATTCTCTTACGTGTATCATCATAGTGATTTTCGTCAAAGATTGTGTTGATGGCCTCTTCCTCAGCTATTTCAATTGCAGGCTTGTAGTTAAGCTGCATATATAGTGACAGCTCTTCATCTGATTCAGGAAGTTGGTCGGGGTCCATCATAAATGTATTTATCCCAGTCTTCTCCTGAATTGTATTAAGGATTGGTTTTGAAATCATTTGAGACTCAACCATGTCCTGATACTTACTACGCTTAGATTGAGACATAGCATCCTGTGCATACGCCTTAACTTTAAATAGTCGGTCTGACATTCCGTTAACGACAATGTCAATAAACTTTGGTATAATAGGAACAGGAGTCCAATCTAGATTTAAATAAGATAGGTCTCCATCAATTGCTAACTCGTTTTTATATTTGCCAATAGGCTGCTCGCCTCTTGCGTATAATCGTAATCTTCGAAAATCTTGCCATTGTCCGTAGTACCTACATGAGTTTCCGTCCTTACGAAACCACTCATATTGTATAGCTTGACCTATTTGTAAACCAAAGGTATCAGATGCCTTCTCAGCATCCGTAGCTATTTGACTAGGAAAAGACACTGAATTAATTTGGATTGTTATATTCTTCATTTGTCCAATTGACTTGTTACCCCTTCGTTCTTATATTTAGCGAAGTTAATAATTAATTTCGATTCTTTTTTTTCAGGAATGTAGAGGTGTTTTTGATTTGCCATGATAGCCAGCCCTGAGCTAATACAAGCATCAAATTTAGTTCTATCATTTATGTCAAACTTAGCCCAATCCTCAAGTGTTCTGGTGAATGGCATCGTGCCCATCAAGTCTGACTCCCTGTACTTGCCCTCTGAGTCTAAGCCTACGAATTTCTCAATGTAAGACTCAATAGCTGATGCGTGTGATTGCTTGACATCTTCAGATGAGTTGGGTATTCCGCCTAACTCTCGTTCAGTTTTTGTCAGTTTAGCAAACTGTTTGTCCGGTCTGTTAATAGAAAAACCTCTGTAGCCCCTGTTTTTTAAGTGATACAATAATCTTGGCTTATTGTTTTCTACCAAGATAGGCATCCCATAAAACACACAGGCCATCAGCACTTCTTCGAAAAATATCTCAGCAGTTTGCGGTCTTGCAATGTACTCTAGAAAAAACTCATTTACAGGGGCATCGTCCATGTGAAACTTAGTCATTCCATGTAGCGCTCCGTTAGAACCACGTCCGCCAACCACAGCAGATATATCGTATGAATCACATCCAAATGACCCAAGATGTTCATTTCCGGGGTAGTTAATTCCATTACGTACATGAACATTGTTTTGCATGTGTTTAGGTGGTGCCCAGCTCATAGTAAATCTACCTCTTTGGTCGGGAGTCCAAATCACCTGAGTATCCTTAATCCCATCCTTCCATGAGAAAGACCCTCTAGTAATATAGTGCTCCTTAATCATTGAGTCATTGTAATCAATCTGCTGATATATCTTGGTCAGGTTAAATATGGATGACTTACTCTCGTCTCTAAATGCGTGCGACTCTGTGCGTGGAAACTGACGATAGAATTCATTCAATGCATCTGCATCACTCTTTAATGAATCAACCTCAGCGTCCCAATAGTCTATTGCACCGTTCTTAATTAGATTGCCGTCAACGCCTTTTATAGGGGCTGTGGGCTTCTTAAATACAGGGTGACCATAGATGTCAATGAAGCCTTCCATGTTCCACTCCATAGGGATAAACAGGGCATAGAGCCCGCTCTTAGTTTGACCGTTAGCGTTCCTGTATTTTACGTTTGAGTCTTCGTAAATGTCTTTATAGTTCTGTCCACCTTTTGAAAGCGCATTGGACGTTGAGCCCATCATGCACTTGCCAATAATCTTACTACCTAATCGTAGACAGGTTTTGGTTACACGCCAATTCTCTTTGATGTTTACAGGCTTGGTCCATTTTGCAGATTCGTCATGAGCCAAGAATAATAGCTTCTCGCCATCATAAGAGTTGTCTTCAGTGTTCTTCCAGTCTATTGATGTATCAAGTCCATCGACATCAGTATCGTCAGTCTCGTACATATTCTTTTTAGTAATCTTTGCTGCCGGAACTCTGTATGCCAACTCAGTCTTTGGCTTATCCATGCCATCCATGATGGGCTTAAAGAAAAACGGTAGACGGCTATTGATTGGAACCACCTTGTCAGTAAACATCTTCTTTGCATCAGCACCTGTCTTTGACAAGATGCCTATACGTGCGTCCCGGGCAAGAGTACCTATGTTCACGCATTCAGATGATGACATAAAAGAGAATCCTGAACGTCTAATCTTTAGGTATATCATGCCAAAACTTCTATTGTCTGCTCTGCACGCTTCCCAGAATATCCAATAGATTCGATTGGCTTCACGGAAGTCGGGGTATCCAATGTCAATACTAGACCACTGTAGATACATATAATGGGAGCCTGTGATGTAGGTTTTTACTCCATTGTTCATATACCAAAATCCTTGCTCTCTGCGGTCAAACTCCTGCTCAATGTAATCTACCCACTGGTCTTTGAACTCCTTGGGTTTTTCATTCCATTGAAATATAGACTGAATCCTAAATAATTCTCTTGGCAATTCATCTCTCTCCCAGTGCTGCTCAGATTTAGATGCGTGTCTTTCAAAACATTTATCAGGTGTAGGCGGAAGAGCAATTTTCAATCCTGATATCTCTACTACCTGTCCTATCTTGCCGCTCTTAGATATTACAATGACATCGTACTGCTCATTATACCCGTACAGCCAAGACATCACTCTATTCTTGTTAGAGATAACTGCAGGAGGAATGTAATCCTTTACTACCCTACACAGACTATTGTTTTGACCTTCGCTCTGCAAACCCTTGTTTGGTATCTGTTCTACTTATGCCTTTGTCAATTGAATCTAAGTTCTCCTTCTCTGATTCTATTCTGTTTAGAATCTCAAAGGCATCGAATATAGCTAACTTTTTGGTGGCAGCTGCATTCTTTAATCTGTCAGCAGCAAGCTCACCTTCCTCATCCTTACTTTTTACTACGGTCTCTTCAGCAACCTTGATTAATTCATCAACGGCCTTATAGCCTGCAGCAATAATTCTTAGCTTTATTTCTTTGATATCTTTCATCACTTAGACTTTAAGAACGCAACCTGAATTAATCTAGCTGACTCCTCTTCTCCAAAGTTTTCAAATATGTTTCTGGAGTGCAATAGGTTTGATTCAAACGCAACCATACGATTGAATTTTGAATAGACCCTGATTAGCGGCTTCTTCTCTTCATCGTATATTGTTGTTCCGTCTTCACTTGGAGACTCCTCATTCAAATACAGTATGCAAGTTAAGTCTCCCATCATTTCATCGCTATGAATAAAGTTAGGCTCCTGCTGATTTAACGGGGACTTCCTTACGAAGTTAAGCTCTACCTTATAATCAGGAAATAGTTTAGATACAAATTTGGCAAAGTCATCGTTGTCTCCTCTAGGCTGTATGTTTCTGAATATGTGCTGCTTATCGGCCACGTCCTGAAAACCGTGTAGGTGAATGTCTGATACATAATCTTTTGGATTTTCTAATACGTTATCAAATGTGATTAAGCTCATAATCTGATTGTTATTTGATGGTCATACATTCGATAAAGCTTCTCCTCATCTACAGTAAATTCATATTCACTGTCAGGGCTAAAGCAAACCGTGTCTCCAGCTTTGATGCCTTGCGTTAAGAGATAATCATTTGGGTATTTCATAATACCCATGAGAGGCTCTTCACTGAAAGGTTTCTTGATGTAGCTTTCTGTAGCTGCTATTGGCTTAACAAAGCAGTAGCGGTCATAGGCGTTCCAGTTACCATTCTGCTTGTACATGAAGAACTGCTCAGTTTCTATAAAAAATAAATCATCCTTAAAGAATGACTTACCACTTTTCTGACGACCCTTTATGTCGTTGTAAAATTTAAAAACATTATGATGAACTAGTAGGG